CAGTATACCCAATTAGATCACTGTAATCGTGACCCAATTTCCACCCAGTTGCAGCATGTTTTCTATAAAAATTTTGATCGGGATGAGCTTTCTGATCAAAGTATACAGTTTCAGTTGTTCCCACACTTCCATCTTCTTTGTAACATCTTAATGGGAAGAGCACTGTTGTGTTCGCACCCAGAATCGTTGGTCCTGTTCTATCACTTAGATAATTTTCGCCATCGTTGTGTAAATGAATTGGTTCTTTGAAATACCCATATCTGCCTGGAGTATTGGGTTCATACCCAATGATTGGTTTTAGAATTTCATTAAAAAGATTACGAGCTTTGATTTTTTCATCTTCAGTGAAAATTTCTAAATTAGTATGCCCCTGCATTGAATCGCTCATTTCATCTATTGGCAACCCACTGTCAGATATTTTTCTATATCCTAAAAAATTTTTGTCTTTTTCTTGTTGCCATTCCCAAGTCCGATTTAATACTTGTAACTCTTCTTCTAGATTTATTAGATTGTCGATTACTGATAATGGGACATCTGCATAATGAAACATGTTATCACTCATCGCTCCCTGTTTCTGGATTAAAGTTCTTTGCATCCTCAAAGAATGAGGTTGTTTCATTAAATCCAAAATCATCATCAGCATCAGCACTTGTTGGGTTTGGTGTAACTGTGTATCTCTGTTCCCTCTTAGGTGACTGATCAGGTAGGTCTGTGTACTGATCAACCTGTACAGTCTTGATAACCTTACTGGAGGTAACAGGACCGTAGAGATGGAACTTAGCAGTAAAAGAGAGAGTGTAGATAATAGCTCTACGGTTTGCAAAGTCCCCCTGATAATCGTCTTCATAACCAATGCTGTTTAGAACAACGGGGACATCTCTCTTGATACCCATATCTGTGTTGTCATTGATTGTGACCGTGTAATCAGGTTGAAAGTATGGTAAAATCTGTTCTACAATCTGCAACGCATCGTCTGACTGTTTTGAGAGAATGTAAAGTTCAAAGTCAATGTTGTATGGAACAGGCATGTACTGCGTGTCCAACTGGTCAGACTTTGCACCCTTCACCTTCTTGAACTTCTGCACACGTTGTAGTTTGCGTGATGGGTCATATGACATACCAGTAATCTCAAACCCAATACGAGGCAGAGTTACAGCAGTTGCCTGTGCAAGATTAGGATCATCATTCAGACGAACAAGGAACTTCTGCCGTGGACCATATGCAAGAGGAACCTTCATAGACTGTTGAATAGTTCCACTGTTGTCCTTACGAACAAGATGGATGTCATTGAAAAGTGAGCCGAAAGAAACGACTACCTTACGAATTGTTTCGTGATAAAACTGTTGTCCCAACATTACGATGGTTCTCCTGCATCACCGAATGGATTTGATTCGCTGAAGTCTAGGATAGTATCGTCCAGACTGTCGAATAGTTCATTCTGATTGACCTTATCCGTTGATTGGTCACCTACTATATAGTCTTCATTGATAAAGTATGATGGATCACCAGTATCAGCAGAACTTTCAATTAGGATAGACTCACCAACAGAACTGCTATCGTCTTCACCAATGATGTTGTCTCCGTCTGTCTCCTCAAGAAGAAGACCAGAGTTATCTTCAAGTCTGATGTTTTCATTGACTGCACTTGACTGTTCAAGTGTGAACTGATAAGTGAGTGCATCCATTGAGTCTGCATCTTCGATTGCATCAATTGCAGCAATGTCTGTGTCGAGAACTTCTGAACCATAATCAAATGTGCGACAACGCATTTTGTATACTGGGTTGTTGTCGAGTTGATGGAATGGCTCATCGTGGTCAACGAAGTTAATCTCAAAAAGTTTACCGAGGATGGGATGGTAGATTGCATCACCCTCTTGTGGTCTATCTGCATCTGTAGAGTCTGCTTCTGAGATTAAATACCCACTCTCGTATGAGGATGAAATGTCAACCTCGTCACTGTCCAGTGTTCCGTCCTCAAGTAGAATAGAACCAGTGAGTGTATCTGTACCACTCTCAATTGTGAACTGCTTAGTGATGTCTCTAAATCTATTCTTACTGACAACGAAGGTGACTTCACTGAGGTTCTGCAAACCAAACTGAGTCATCAACTCTCGTTCACCAGCATACCCACCACCAGAGTTTTCAACATACATCTCAATCTTTGCCTGAGTGTTGAACTTAGATAGAGAGTCTTCACCAAGGAACGTGTCCTCAGCCACAAGTGTGCGGTCAAGATAATAAACATCGTGACCGTAAATCTGAATTGCCTCTGCAATCAAATCTGCATACAGATTTTTCTCTGTGGTAAGTGCATGTTGATTGCTTGTGTGAAATGCTTTATTGACTGCCATGTTTATCCAATCATGTAGTTAACTGGTAGTTCAAATGCAAGTTTCATCTCTTCTTCAAGTTTAGTAATCTCTTCTTGCGCCTGAGTGTAAATTGTTTCACCGTTCATCGTCACACCACCGAGCATCTCAACACCATTAAACTTGGAAAGGTTTGAACCCCACTGTCTCTTAATAAGAGCAGTTGCATATCTCTTGAGATACATGTCGTTGTATAGGTCTGTGTATGTGCCTGGGTCAAGTTTACGATAACAATCAATGATGACGTAATCGACATCAGCAGTTACATCGTTCTCCCAATCCATGTCGATATACAAACGGTTCTGGTGTTGGTTGAAACGAACTGGTGTCTCCCCAACAAGAATGTGTTCCAGTAGGTCTAGGTTATCCATTGCCATCTGATACTGAATAACAGATGTGGATGAGAGGTCAAACAAATCGTTTAGTCTTAACTGATAACGAATATCGAACATGTTAGACCCACCACCTGTATCAGTGAATGGGAATACTCGCATAACTGAAAGAACTGAATCAGGAACAGGAATCCAGTTCTTACCCTCGTACCATACGGCTGTTGTTGAACCGTCAACATCAGTTACAGTTGCTAGTGTCTCGTTAGACCTTGCCCGTGTAACATCTGCGGTTGTGATGAGATGTTTGAGATACATCCTCTCCGCCCCATCGTAGTGATATTCTGCAAAGAATTGTAGTGCCTCGTCAATACGGTCATCAACTTGGTCATCTGACACGTTAATGTCGATAACCCCATATCCAAGGTTCCGTAGACAATAATTCTTGAAGTCTGCTCTGGTAGAAGGTATTGCCATTAGAAGATTCCTTTTTTATATATTTATAACATTATGTATTGTAACGGTGAGGTTTAGGTGGTAATGCTTGATAACTGGATAACTTCGGTTTCCAAACTGGAAACTTTTGATCTGCATATGCATCATGTCTTGTTTGTGGAATACTATCTTCTGTGTAGTATTTACCGTATTTACCCTCTTTCATAATAAGATCATCAAGTTCCTCTGCACTAAAACCTTCCTTTTTCTTTTCATTATACCATTCCCGACATTTACATTTAGCACATTTTCCACATGGACAATGAGAAACCAACTTTTGTAGTTCTTGTGGTAATGTTTCCAGTGTTTGCCACCTACCCATGTTATGATTCATCAATGGCCATTCAATAGGAATATCTGTATAATCTCTAACTATAGAATAATCTATTCTGGAATATGAATTTCCTCTCCTATAAAAATTTTCAACTGGTTCTAAACTTTTAAAATACCAATTTGAAGGACTCCAGTTATATGTATTATAACCTATGCATATCAAATCTACATTATACATTTCTGATAACAGAGCAACATTATACCATTTTGACCTTACAGTTTCTAACATGACATCACTAGCACGTTCTTCAACCTCTGAAAAACCAAAATCAAAATCACGAACATTTTTTTTCAACCAATTACACACAATAGGATACTGTTCTAAATCTTGATCAGATGCATCAAGTGTAAGTACCCGTGTTATCACATCATCTTTAGTTTCAGTAAGAAGTTTATACAACATAGCTATACTATCTGAAGAAGAACTAGTTGCTGCGAAAATTTTCATAGTCTTTCCACTCATGTGGTTTGTTTAGTCGATTGGTAAAATGGACATACTTTATATCTGGATGAAATTCCCCACCCATGTATATGTAGTCATTACCTGTAAGTTGTTCATACTTCTGTGTCATCTTATAGTTCCATCGGCTAATGCTGTCAGAAACTATTTCATCACTGACAACCCATCGTGTGAACCACTCGTTTGGTAGAACCACAAGGTCTAACTGTTCTCTGACACTATCCTCTACGAAATACTGTTCTCCGTTCACTGGTCCTGTTGTCGTTCCATTCTCAATGTAGAACTTCTGCCA